AGAGATTTTTAAATTTCAACCAAATAGAAGTTTAAAATCAAAACTTCTAACAGTAGATCTAACAGGATCTCTTATGTCTGTTGATAATGTTTTTGAATCAACACATATAGCAAAAGTAATTAAACTCCCAAAAGATAGCAGTAACTATGATTATTCAGAGGGTGATTTAGTTATTATGAGTTATTCAGATACTGTAGGACAAGATATTAATCCAGACTACGCATTCTTATTGCAATTTTCTCAGAGCAATATGGAGCCAAAGATGCCTAAGTCTGTTCCTCCTTTTACACATAGGTATGTAGCAAAACTTTTTGACAATGTGTTTTTACCTCCACATGAGTTTAACACAAAATCTGAAGATGTCAGCACGTTTGCTGTAGAGCCTTACAAAATAATCGGTAAATATGAAATATAAATTTAATGATATTATCAATCCAGTTAAATGGTGGGCTTTTTGCAAGTTTTTATTTAACAGCGTTTTTGGGGAAAGAGTTACACCAGAAGATAAACAATGGCAATCTGAGGTTATTGTCTTCAGAGGAATAATGTGCCCAAAATGTAAAGAAGCAGGAGCATGCATTGACTGTGGTTGTAACTGGGCTGGAAAAAGCGCTGACATGTCTTTAGAATGTAGCATGGGAAACTGGAAAGCAGTTAAAGATAAAGAAGATTGGGAAGATCAAAAGAATAAATATTTGAATGGATTAAAAATAGGTTTAGTTAAAAATGAGTAATGTAGTATTTGATAATATGGAATTTAACTTAGGTGATGTCCATTATAAGAGTGTAATAAACCTTGAAGCCGATTGCTTAGAAAATGCAGATAGAGTGCATTATATTAATGGAGGCTGTTGGTGCACAAAACCTTCTTTTGACGGAAAGAAGCTAAAAATAGAATTTAATGTAGAGGCGGCAGTCGGGAATCTCCAAAAAGGAGAATATAAATCTGTCCCAAAATATGTTGATATTTATTTGGATAAAGAAGTGAACCACTACGTACCTGACCCTCATACTATGAAAATGATAAATAACCCTGATAAAGTTGTAATTAAGATTCCTATTAATTTCAGGGCACACGGAGATTTGGGGTAATTCTCTCCACTTAGTTTTTGGTTATTTTGTCTCACCTCGATGAAGGGCGGTATCCTCTGCCGTCCTCATCTTTTTTTATTATGAAATCATACACAGAAAAATCTTTAAGTAAAAGGAAGGAAGAAAGAAAAGACTTCCCTGATTTCTATAAAAAACATATTGATATAATCAAAAATAATAAAGAGTGCTGTAAAGAATGTGGTATTAGACTACTTGGAGATGTTAGTGAAGTTGCGCATATATTGAACAAAAGCTACTTTAAATCTGTTTCTATTAATGATGATAATGTAATTTATCTATGCGGATGGAAGCAGAATAATTGCCATGATAAATTTGATAGTGGCAAAGAAAAAGAAATGAAAGTATTTAGCATTGCTAAAGAAAAGTTTAATATATTAAAGGAAGAAGTAAAAGAAAAAATCAATTATAAAATTTGGGATAAATATGGCAACTGACGTTTTAGATGTTTTAAAGAAACTAAATAAAGACAAAGCAGAGGAAGATAAAATTAAAGTAGCAAAGGATTTGCCTGACGAATATTTTGTTAGAAATGTTATATCAACTGGAAGCCCTTATTTAGATTACAGAATAAACAGAGAAATCGGAAAAGGTGGTTTAGTAAAAGGTTCTTTCAATTTATTAATAGGAGGAGAAGGATCAGGAAAAACTTCTATAGCTCTTTTAGCTGCGGCTAATGAACAAAAAGAAACTGGAAAATATGTAGTATTTTATGATGGAGAAGGGTCCATGAGTGAATCTTATATAGAGAGATTTGGAGTGGATAAAGAACTTCTAATATATAGAAAAGGAAGGAACTTAGAAGAAATGCTTGACACAATTGAGGCTTTATCTTTAGCCGATAATGTTGGCATGATTATAATAGATTCTATTCCTATCTTTGTATCTTCTGTTGTAGAAGAAAAAAGTGCAGGTGATAACACAATTGGAGTTGAGGCTAAGAAGTTTTCAGCCAGAATGACAATCATAGAGGGTAATTGTAGTAGGAGAGATATTTGTCTAACAGCTTTAACATTTTATACTCTTAATCCCGGAAGCATGGGCGACCCAAGAGTATTAAAAAGAGGTGAGTGGCAAAAGTATATGTCTAATTTAACATTAGAGTTTACTAAGAAAGATTTGATAAAAGATGAAAATGGAAGCCCTATTGGGCACATTATTGATGTTAGGACAAAAAAATCTAAACTTCAAGAGTATGACGCAAAAGATGCCTTTCAAATAAATTTTTATTATAAAAACGGATTTAATAAATACGATGAATACGCTTCAATATTTATTGAAGAAGGTTTAATAAAACAAGGAGGCGCTTGGTTTTCTTTTGCTGATGAAAATGGAGAAGAAGTAAAGTTGAATGGAAAAAGCAAAGTAATATCTTTTTTGAAAGAAAACGAAAATCATTTTCAAACACTATTAAATAGAATTGGAAAATGAGAGAGCTAAAAGATATACTTGAAGATTTTGATAATTTAAGACAAAACTTTAGGCATTTTACTACTAAAGGGGATGGGAATAGAATAACTCTAATTGAATATCAAGGAAGGTTTGTAGACTTAAAATCTGATTTAACATATTGGAAATCGCATTTTTTAAATGAGTGGACTAGAAGGGACGATAAAGCTGCCACAGCTATAAAATATAGGTTAGCTGGAGCAATTAGCAGAGGCGAGTACACAGACCACACAGGAAAACTATTAGACAAATGTTCATTATCGATTGCTGAAAAAATAGCTGCCGGTACAAAAGAGTATCAAGAATTTATTCAGCAAAGATCTCATTATAAAGAATACGCTTCAAATATTTCTGACAGAAGAGAAGATATTTTAAGTTATATAAACGAAATAAAGGACAGACTAAAGTAAAAACACTAAGTAATGAAACTGCACATTTACTCATCTAAAAATTTTCAAAACTGGTATTCTGATGAGCAGGAAATACCAGATAAATATTGCGTTGATAGTGATTGTGTAATTACTGTAAAAAGAAGAGAATTTTGCCCAAAGGAATGCGAATTAGATCGACCCTTTGGGCAAAATGCTTATGAGAAATCTTGTTGTAAAAATTGCTAGAATATGACACCAATAAGGGTAAAGGATATAACTAAAGACTTTTGGAATCAGAACCAGCAACTTTCTATAATGGCTCCGTTCTCTGATTTTAAAAAGGAAAAGAATTCTTCAAAAATAATGATGGCTATTTATTTGATTTATGATAGTAAATCAGATTTTATAAAAGCCGGAATGACGACTGATGAAATAATAAAAGACGTAAATAAAAACTATTTAGAAGACGAAAATTTTCCGTGGGAAAACTACCAAAAAATAGTTGACGCTTATAAAGAAAAATGCACATCTAGGCTTCATAAAAAAGTTATGAATATGCTAGATGAAATCGATGAGATAGAGAGATCAAGATCTGAGTTATCTTGGGACGACCCTAATGAGGCAGAATTAAAAATAAAACTTTTTGATGCTTCTAAAAAATTGTATAATGAAGCAATAGAACTTCAAAAGAAATTAAACGAGGAAGTTGCAGAGCTTGAATTAGAAGGTGATTATGTTCCTAGTTTAACTGAGGAGTTTAGTTTATGAGTTTACTAGATAGATATATAAATTTTGATAACGGTGACTTTGCTGTAGATTTATTTCCATATAAGATAAAGAATGTAAATAATTTCTATTTCAGAGAGCACCCTAAAAACCTAAACCCTAAAACATTTTTATATAAAAAATATTGGGAAGAATTCCTTAAATGTTGTTTAGAAGGTAGGTGGGTTGATGATGATGGCACATGGGTATACATGATGCCTAAATTATTTTTTTATATAAACTACGTAGTTATATCTGATGAGGACAGGGATAAAATAAACCCAAGACTTAGAGATATAGAAATGATAATGTATACATATTTTTTATGCTCAGAAGGTTTTTCTGGGTTTGATGAAGATGAAAAATATACATGTAATAAATATGTTGGAAAAATAGAAAGTGGAGAAAAATTACAGCAATACGAACAAGAAGAGTTAGATTTAGATTTATCTGCAAAAAATGAACTTGGTGAGTATAAAAAGTACGTAGACCCATGGACTTATTTAACAGAGACTTACTTATTAACTGATAATAGAAATAAACCTTTAGGTCAAGCATTGTATAATAATGGTTATTACAATGTTATGTTATTATCAGCCAGGGGCGTGGCAAAATCTTTTAATACCTTCTTAGGAGATTTTTTCCATGAATGGTTATTTGGAAATGTCCGCAGATACGAAGATAGGCATAAAATAAACAATGACGTTTTATTTGGTATAACGTCTCCATCTAGCAAAGCTTTGTCTAGAACTATAGCGAACTTGTCAAGATCTTATGTTCAAATGCCTGGACAGTATGAATTCCCTACAAAAAAGAAAGATAAAACTGTTAAGTACTGGGGTCCATTTTATAAAAATATAAGAGGTACTTGGTCTGTAAGTCAATCCGGTTCTAACATACAACATATTGTAAAGTCTAGGCAAGGTAAAGAATTGATAAACGGATCCCAAGTAAACATATCTTTAATGGGACCCACAGATTATAAAATATTTGCCGGAGACCGTTTTAGAAGAGCTTACGTAGAGGAGGTTGGTTTTGCCAATAATTTAAAGAAATTATTTGCAGCGACAAAAGATGCTATTACTCTTGGTAAAAAACAAGTTGGCCAGTTATTTATGATTGGTACTGGCGGAGATATGAAAACTATCGTAGAACCAAAAGAACTTTTTGAAAATCCAAGAGCGTACAATATTTTCCCTATACCTAATTACTGGTTAAGATCTGACGGTAAAGAATGTGGCCTTTTTATACCAGCTTATTATAAATCTGAACAATTTAAAAAAGACGGTAATACTAATTTGTATGATTCTCTTTTTGATATTATAAAGACGAGAGAGAATGATAAGGCTATAAAGGATTCTGCCACATTTGGCATGGATATAATGTGGAATCCTATATATCCAAAAGAATTACTTAGGCCATCACATAGATCTATTATTCCTGTGCAGGAACTATCTGAGCATAGAGAATATATAGTGACAAACGATGTTTTCAAAAAAGTAGCAGCAATAGGTTCCTTTAAGTATGATATGTCAGGTGAAATAAAATTTACACCTGATCTTGAAAAAACTTTAACACCTATACTAGACTGGGGAAGAGATAAAGATTTAGAAGACACTACTGGCGCTTGGATCTTATATGAGGATAGACCTGAGTTTATACCAGAAGGTTTGTATTATGTCTTATATGACCCTTATTCTCAATCAGGAGCTGGTACTTCTTTGCAATCAATTCTTGTGTATAAACACAAATTTAAAGGGCATGGAGACAATTCTTTGGAAGATACTATAGTATGCTCTTATATAGGTAGATTAAGCGATCTAGACAAGTCTTACGAGGAAGTAATAAAAGTAGCTAGATATTTTAATGCAAAGATTTTCCCGGAAATGAATACAATGGGTTTTGCAGAATATATTGTGAGAAAAAACTTACAACATATGATGCAGAGAACTCCTATAAATATTTTAGAGACTATAAAAGGAAGTACACATAAAGCTCACAAATCAAGCCCGTATATTTTTGGGATAAAAGTAAACGAGGCAATGAATATATGGAGTATAAATAAATTGGCGAATTGGTTAACGGAAGTTATTATAGAGGATGAAAATGGATTACCATTAAAAAGAAATTATCAAAAGATAAAAGATTTAAGATTACTTTCAGAATTAATTAATTTTGATTTTGAAAATAAGCAAGACTTTGACTCTGTTTCTGCACTAATGCTATTACCATTTTTATTATCTGATTTAGAAGGTTCAGTTGTAGAAATACCGTATGAGGATGATGACGATCCTTATGCAAAATACAATATAAAACCTGTTATGGAAAAAAATTTAAAAGCTAAAATTAACCAATACTGATGACAAATCTTTATGACGGTAATATAAAACCGACCGCATCTAGGTACGAAAAGGAGAAGAATAACTTTGAGCGTCAAATATCCATTATGGATTATTATGACACTTATTATGGTGACTATAGAGATGATGATAAGTTAAAAAAGTTTGAAATAAATTACGACTTATCTAACGGTCGATTAGATACTTCTTTGTATGAGATAGAGGATTTCTGTATGATTGGTCAGGAGAAAGTGACTATATCAAGAGGAGAAATACCTCATATACCTATTATAGCTCAAGTAGTTAATACTCTTAGAGGTGAACAGCTTTTAAGACCATGGAAACTATCTGTAGAAGACGAATCTCCTTTAAAAGAATCTATACAAAACGAGGAGTATAGAAAGCTTTTTAAGAATTACATACAGACAAATATTATAGCCCCACAAGAACAACAAGCTTATCAAAAACTAAGTTCTGAAATTCAGAACTTAGATACTAGTTTGTTATCCCCAGAAGAGCTACAGCAAATACAGGCGGAAGTAGAACAAAAAGTTCAGGCAGAGGTATCGTTTAATACTCCAGAAGAAATAATGGATTATATGCAAAACCAATACCAAAACCCAATAGCTAGACAAGCCCAAGAGATTATGAATTATTTGGATAAAAAATTCAGGCTTAAAGATATTGAGGTTGAGGGTTTTAGTCATATGGTTCCTACTGGTGAAGAGTATTATTACGTTAATATAGGTGAAAGAGGGTTAGAGTTTGATATGATTCCTCCAGATTCTATAACATACGGTGGACCAGCAGAAGAAGTTTGGGTACAAAATATGGATTGGGCTAAAAGAGAAAGATGGACAACAATAACAGAGATAAGACATAAATATGCTGAAGTATTAAAGTCTGAGCATATGAAAGAGTTGGATAAAATGTATGAACCAAAATTTGGATCTAAACATTATGACAACGATAAGAGTCCTTTGACAAAAAGATACATGTTTGAATTGTCCAGAGATCCAGAAGGAATACAAGAAAAATTTGGAAATCAAGACTATAGAAAAAAAGAGAACTTTAACAATATAGCCTCTGCCTATGCAAATATTCAAGCTAGATGGGGTCTAGATGTAGACTTCTCTGAATTTGCTATTAGAGAAACTCATATAGTTTGGAGAGAGGACAGGTTAATGTACAGAGTGTACAGATTAGAAAATGGTAAAGTAAACAGATATTATTTTGACGAACATTATGTTCCAACAGAAGAAGATCTAGAAGTCAAAAAGATAATCGCACCTGAAATTTGGGAGGGCACAAAGATAGGAACTGAGGATCCTATCTACTTAAACATAAGACCTTTAAGAGGTCAATATTCTTCCAATAATGACCCATATTTTGTACAGCTTCCATATATAGGCAGAAAGTACAATACTTATAGAGGAAGATCTAAAAATCTTGCTATTGTTGATTTAATGAAACAATTCCAAAGAGACATAGATACTGAAATGGCAGCATTAAGAAAAGATCTCGCTACTAACATAGGAAAGGTTTTTGTAATGCTTATGAACTCTAAGCCTCAAAACATGACCTGGAGCACTATGCTACAAATAGCTAAAGATCATAATATATTAATGATTGATCCTGTTCAAAGAGGTTTGAGTGGTGTTGACCCACAATTTATGAGAGAGGTTAATATGTCTAAAATGAGTGAGATTGCCGAAAGGGTAAATCTTATAAAAGAAATGACAAATAATCTTTATCAAGTTGCTGGGTTTAATGCTAATAGAACGGGTCAAGGAGGGCAGTATGCAAATGCCATGAACATACAGACTCAACAACAATCCTCGTATAATCAAACAGAGCCTATGTTTGAGACACACAGGATTATTGTAGAAAAGGCTTGCGACAGGTTGATGAATTTAGCAAGAGTATATTATAAAGATAACCAGGAAGAACTTAGAAATATACTATCTCCAACTTCTTATGCAGAATTAGAATTTGGTTATCCTTTTTGGTATTCTTATTTTAACGTAAGATTAGAAAATTCAGGAAAAGTAGCCAGACAAGTAGAAATGCTAAAGCAATATATGCAAGCATTTATACAAAATGGTATGGAGCCTATTGATGTTGTACATTTGGCTTTAGCTGAAACTAAGAATGATCTTATGGATATTCTATCTAAGATAGACAAAAGACAAAAAGAAGCAGCACAGCAAGCACAGCAATCTCAGTCAGAACAAATGCAACAAGCAATGGCTATGGAAGCAGAGCAAGCTCAAGTTGAAAGAGACTTCAAAATGGCCATTAAGAAAATGGAACTTGATGCTTCTGATATTAGATCTCAAAGAGACTCAGAGAAATTTAGAATTGCTGCTGACGTTGACTCTGACGGCAGGTCAGATCTTCTCGAAGCTAAGATGATAGAAATAGAACAAAGAAAGAAAGAACACGAAGATAAAATGGAATTGGCTAGACAGAAAAACGCAGATACTCAGGTCTCTGCAAGAATCTAAAATACGCCAATTCCCCGATTGAGTAAAATTAATTTTTAAATAACAGCCAATTTTGGCAAAACATGTATTATATTTGCATTTGATATGGACACGACTGTATTAGAAAAAGAAACAAGCGTAGAAACTGCACAAAATAACTCAGAAGATTCTGTAGAGTATAGAGGTGGCGGTTTCAATAAGTGGGGAGTTAACGTAGAGAATAACAGCAAGTCTAGCAGACATTCAGCTTTTCTTGATGAAGAACCATCAGGAGATGATGGATCAGAGCCTCCTATAAATATGGACCCAGGCCAAATAGGCCAAATAGCTTCATCCATAACTCCGACAGAAGAATCTGTTGAAGCAGTTAGTACTCCAGAGAGTAATGAAGAAGTTACCTCATCTGACGAGCCACAAACTGAAAACTTTGCATATTATGTTGCAAAGCAAATGATTCAAGAAGGAGCACTTCCTAATTTTGATGATGTTGATGAAGATATAACTTTTGAAGATATTTATGAAAATTATAAAGTAGTAACTGAAGAAAAAGTAAAGACTCAAGTATTAGGTGAAGTACAAGCTACTTTGCAATCTGCCGGAGTCACAGATGAAAATTTGGTATTATTACAAGCAATACAAAACGGAGTTCCGTTAGATGAGTTATATGAAGTAAATAAATATCAAAAGTATTCTCAGTTTGACGACTCGGCAGATTCTGACTTAAAACTTGAAGTTATAAAAGAGTGGTATAAATCAAGAAATTTATCTGAGAGAGAGATTAATAGAAATCTAGAGGCTATAGAATTATCAGATGAAATAGACACTGAATTTGATGATGCTAAAAACTTCTTCGCCCAAACATTAGAAGAATACCATAAAGCTCAAAGACAAATAGCTTTACAAGAATTAGAACAAAGAAAAGCAATTCAACTTAGAAATGCAGATGTTTTAAATAAAGCTGTAACTCAGGGGGTCTTAGCAAATGAAAGATTAACCTCAGAACAAAGCCAACAACTTCAAAGAGATATATACGAAAGGAATAAAGTGTATAATATTGAAGGACAACAAGTTCCGCTATCTCCATTTGAAGAATTTATGTATTTAATGAATAATGATTTTGAGTTTCAGCTTTTAAACTTTAAAAATTTTAGGTTTAAAAACTCTGAAGCAGAGATGTTAAAAGTACAAGCTCAGGAACAAGCTGACAAAGATTACTTAGAGGCTTTTAAAAAAGCTCAGGGAAAATCAGCGATGAAGGGCTCCTTAAAGAAAAAAACGAATAATACTCAAGATGGTTATACCTCTTATATAAACGAGACTGGAGGTAGGAGCTATGAGTTTTAATAAAACATGACAAAATAACTAAAACTAAAACTTAGAAAAAATGAGCGGAATTAGAACTAAACCGTTTCCATCCAAATATATCGTTGAAGAGCAGTATGCTAATGACGATAAATTGTTTAGCGGTCACTTTAGGTATGAAAACTTGCTACAATCAAAAGGTGGAACAGTACACGATTACACAGACTTAACAGAATTAGCTAGAGGTTTCTACGCTAGAACTTCTGAAACTCTTTCTGAGAATACAGCTCCTTGGTTACAATGGATCAAAGGAACTGGCGGAATGAAAGACGTTACTACTCAGAAAGTTCGTTGGAGACACTACGGTAAGCCAAAGAGAAAATTCATTTCTCAGGGTAACCCAAACACATGTGAATATATTGGAGCAGCTGGCTCTACTTTTAAAGTAATTTTTGATGTAGACCATTTCCAGCCTTCTGATGAATTAGCACCAGTTGAAAACGGACGTGCTAAAATTATTATTGAATCTTACGCTAGAAAAGTAGCCGGTGGTTATCAGTATGATGCTGTTTTAGCAAACCCTGAAACACACTTGCCTAAAGTTTATTTACAAGGAAAATTCTGGACAAGAGCAGGTCAATCTTCTGCATATTTATCTCCTATTACAGGACGTGCAGGTAGCTTCTCTTTCAGCTCAGGTTTTGCTTATATCGAATTTGAAGTTCCTTTACACACTATGACTAAGGAGTTCTCTGTAGACATGGAGACACACCTTAAAGAAGGTTCTTTGAAAGTTGGTTGTAAGTATGACGATAATGTAATCGAAGAGAAAATTACAAATAGACTTGAGATCGAGTTTGATGCGGCTTTTGAAAAAGAAATGGAGCACATCCTCGTTCACGGAGAAATGACAAACAACAGGGTTGATCCTGTTAATAGAAAGCCTATTACAACTTCTCCTGGTCTTTACGCATATTTGGAAGAATCCAATATTATTAAGTATAATCCATTTGTCAACAGCGTTGACATGATCATGGACCTTATCCAAGTTTACTGGTACGACCGTGTACCTACAAGCAAGAGAAATCTTGTATTGATGACTGGAGAAGCTGGTCTTAAATTGTTCCACAACTGGTTGGTTGAGAAGTTCGGATCTATGCCTGTAGAAATTGAGCACAACTTCGTACTCGATTCTTCTAAGTCACATGACATGGCTAAGAGAGGATTTGCTCTTGGTGGATTCCAATTTACAAAGTACCACGTACAGCCATTTGGTAGCGTTACAGTAGGTCACTGGCCAATGCTTGATGACACATTGTTTGATGCTAAGACAATGCCTGGAAGTATCTATACAGTTCGTTCTCACGAGTTCATCGCTATGGACTGGGGAATGGGCGAGCCAAACGTAACTCTATTAAAGAATACTCAGAGAGATAGAGATTTGATCGTACCTGGTTACTGGTCTCCTTGGGGTGCAGTTGGTTTAAAGAACCCTTACTTCAAGACTGTTGGTCAACCTGAATTAGAAGATACTTATTTAGTTCGTAAGAGTAGAACTTTCGGTCTTGCGGTTATGGATGTATCTAGAATCTTATTGTTCAGACCTTCTGTAGGATAATAAAAATTATTATATAACTTTAAAATAAAGGTGGAGGCTTAACGGCCTCCACCATTTTTAGCTATGAAAACAATGAAGAAAATTACATCTGCTACCACTAAGATGAAATCTGGCGGTAAAGTTAAAAAAATGCAATCTGGCGGTGAGGCTGTTTTGGTAAAATCTGCACCAAAAGATATGTCTTTGAAGAATTATGTAAATTCTCAAAAGAATAAGACTGCAAAAGATAAACTTAAAGATGCACAATCATCTAAAAAGATGATGAACGGTGGTTACGGAAAAAAGAAAATGAAATAGTATGAAAGCTAAAGGACCTTGCAAACCTTGTGGAAGACCAAGGTAAGCTAACTTAATTAAATAAAAAATCAAAAAGGGGAATGGAAACATTAATAGTAAGAAGAAAAAGCGATCTAAGTAAACTCAAGACTTCTGATGAAATTTATTATCAGGATTCAAAAGATTATACTAAAGATGGCGAAGCGATTGATACATTTAGTAAAAACAGTCAATCTGTAATTGGCACAATGTCTAATTTGACACCTCACTGGGACTACACTAAAAATGAGTGGTCTTTTTATGGAGGATTTCAATCTCTTTTAGAAATTGCTAAAAAATTGCAGCTAAGAGGTCAAAATAACGAACTACTTCTACCTACTGAGTATTCTTTAAAAAATCCAAATGATCCTTTCTTTGCTCATAAAAGTTTGTGGCAAAGTACATTCATGGAGGAAGGATCTAAGTATTTGACAGAAGAAACTCCTTTAGAGGAGTTCTATATGCGAGTTCTAAAAGGAAGAGAAGACATTGAGCAGCCAGATAGAGAGCCAGGAGAGCAATCAGCTTTTTTAACATCTGGTTCAAAGTTGGAGATTTTATCCCCAAGGGCTGAGTTAAAAGTACAATCAAATAAAATTGACGAGGAAGTAGAAGCTATTCTATTGTACGATTCATTAAGAAAGAATTTTGATAAGATGAAGAGGATTGTGTCTATTGCAGATCCACCATCTTATGATGAATCTTATAATGACCCAGTAGCCATGGCGGCTTTGTTAAAACACGAATTAGTTGACAATACTCAATACGTCACTAAATACGGGATGGAAGCTAGAAAATATTTTATGCATTTATGCAATTTGCCAAATGAAGATTTGGAAGTATATAGCAAAGTATTAAGAGCGGCTCAAGACGGTATTATTAGACGAAATAGTAAATCTGGGTATACAATGAAGGGTGAGTTATTAGCCGAAGGTTCTATCAGGGATGACAAGAAATTAGTAGAATTTTTCCAAAAAGACGAAAATATTTCATATTACTCCAAATTGGAGGATTTAATAGCAAATAAATAAATATGCCTATTAGCGCCAGAAAGCTTGTTTACGATACAGTTAGAAAACTAAATGGTTTAAATACTGGAATGGGGCAGTCTTTCAGCGTGTTAGACTTGGTCAGCGCTATTAATGATGCTTATGAAATTATTGTAGAAAATAATGTAAAGTTTACTGACACCAACTCTTTAATTAGGGACAATCTCAGAAAGCTTGAAATAAAAAATTACGAATTAGATTTATCTAACAAAGGTAATTACTATTTCGCAAAGTACCCGGACAATCTGTATAAAAGATTAAACCACGTAGCAGAAGTAACTTGTAAAGATTGTGATGGAACAAAAATTATAGTTCCAAGATTAGTACAGTCTGATGATTTACATGAAGCTAGAAAAAACCCATATAGAAAAGCTAATTATTATTGGGAACAATTAATAATGGATGAAGGTGGTGAGGGGTTATTTATTTATACTGACGGGGAAATGGAAGTAACTAAATTAACTATAGACTATTATAGACGTATAAACTACATAGAAGCACCTAGCTTGGTAGAATGCAATGACTATGTTTATTTGAATTATGATGACAACCTCATTTCCAATGATGTTAATTTTGATTTAGATAATACATATATAGCAAGGAAGGTAACTGATGTCGCTGTATTATTATTAAGAACTGATATTAAAGATACAGAAGCCTTCAGACTAAAGTTAGAAAGCATAATGCAAACAGACAAAATAACTTAAACTAAAAAAACTTAAAAAATGAGTTCAGAAAAAAGCGAAATCAAAAGACACCTAGTTACTTCCGGTAACTTTGCGTTCGTTGCAACAGGTACTCCATTATATAAACTTGTTAAGACTGGAGAGAAGTTCAAGAAGTACTATAATGTAGCCCCAGGTCAACCAGTTATGTGGGTTGAGGATACAGATTGCGGGGATATTCCTGATACAATTGCACCAGCAAACTTAACACTTGCTGACTTAGCTAATATCAAAATTGGTGTTGGTTACTCTTCACAAGGTAATGGCATGACTGATGCTATTAGACTTTTGTCACCTGTGAATATCCAAGGTTGTACAATCGACAAATTGGATGCTACTGATGCACAATGTGCAGTTCCTTGGATTAAGGCAGTTTATCCTGATTGCGTTAGCTGCGATACAGTTAGTGCCCGTGTTAGGGTTTACGACAACCAAAGTATTTCTTTCTCAGACCATCCGTTGAAAGCATACCAAGAATTTGTTGGATCTTACACTCCTGATTGCTCTTCTTGCAACGACTGTGAGCAGACAGCTACTTGCGATGAAATCGTTTGCGGTTTGGTTGATGCATTGAATAATGACACAGACCTTCGTATTGAAGGGGATCCATATCCACACTATTACAACACAGGTTTGGTTCGTCCTTACACTGCGTTTAAAATTCACAACACTTGGAAATCTTACTGTATTTCCCCATCTATTGGTGCTGATTGTACTGAGTGTAATTCAATTTCTGCATTGACTACATTTACAATTGATGGTGACAATTATAACTTCGATTTAACAGACCCATCAACATCTGGCGAAACACTCCAAACTTTGGTTGGTCAGTTAGAAGTTGCTGTTGACTTAATTAACGAGAAATTTACAGAAGTTTTAGGTCGTCATGCTGGTAAGGCATTCCTCTCTAAAGGAGAAGGTAAGTGCTGCCCATTGCAGTTGTTTGTTACTACTTGTGACAGCACATTTGCTATTGCAGGTTTAACTCAGTGCCAAGATGCAGTTGACCAATGGCCTGATTTCGTAACTAGCGGTTACTGCAAGCAGTGTGGTTCTACTGAAGATACTACTACTCCTAACTGCGGTATTGGTGTTTTCGTTAAGCCTGATGTTGAGCCTTGCAATTGCTGGGAATTAAACCAGCCTAAGCAGTTCAACAGCCGTTGGATTGAAATCGACATCTTGTCCGGAACTGGTAACGATAATACACCTAAGTACACTAAAAAGGCTACACTTCTTGAAGGTCAAGTTGCGAGCAACTACGGATCACAGATTCAGTACCTTGAGTACGCACACAACATCGATGCTATCGGATTTGAAGGTTTCGATTATGAAATCGGAAATGAAGTAGCCGGATGGTTGGGAGTTCCTAATAAGAGGTCCAGAATTAGAAAAGCAATTACAGCAGACTGCGAAAAGTCATACTGTACTTATTATATGAGACATAAAGGCCAGACTGAAAAAGGTCCATTGAAGACATTCATCAATCTTTATATTGACGGATTCATTCACGTACCTGAGAATGACTTTACTACGAAGACAAGCATTAATGCCTTGTTCGACAAATTCGTTGACTTGGTTCCTCAAGAATGTAAAGTTCTTACAAGCGCTAGCTGCTACGTAGACTAAATAAATCCGTCCTTGAAGACGGCTTCCTTACCCCAATCCCAATTGATTTTTACAGGGGCCTAACCAGCCCCTGTTTTTTAGAAAAAAAAATACATGAAGTAAAATGAACAATATAAAATTAACAGGAAATTCAAAACTCCTAAAAAAGACAAAATCTAAGATCAATCCTAGAGAATTATCTCTTGCGCTGGCCGAAGCCACTGAATGTGGTAACGGCCTTAATCCGTTGAAGGGATATATTGTTCTTCCTAATTTTAATTCATCTTCAGGAGATGTTGACAATAGAGTAGCATTATATATTGTAGATGGAGAATTAGTAATTGAGCCAATCGAAGATGCAAAAGCAGCTATTTCTGCTTTCTGCTCAAACTCTTTAGTTAGCGCTACTGGAGCGTCTATATCAGGATGCTTAACTGGACAAAATTTAACAGTAGGCGGGACTAGACAATTAACAGCTTCAGTAACTCCTTCCACTGCGTTACAAACTGGTACTTGGACAACATCTAACGCGGGTAGAGCGACAGTTAACTCATCTGGATTAGTAACAGCTGTTGCAGCCGGTTCCGTGACAATTACGTTTACTTCTACTGATGGAGGATTTACGGCTACTTGCGCTATTACTGTGGTTGCTCCATTATAATTTTATAATAAAAATATAATAACATGACTAATGCTAATTGCTCCTGTATAAAAAGGGAGGATCAATCATTTGATTTCATAATCAATACTTATGATTGCAGAAGCTTAGTTATTACTGATTTAACAAATTGGATGATAGGTGATGGTTACGTTTTGCCAACAACGCACAACGTAACCGTTACCTTACCAACTCAATCAAAAGTAGATATAAAAATTATACCTAACTCAGTAACAAGTGTTAGCGCAAATACATTAGGTTTTGGCGAATGTCTAAAAGACGGTATATACGGCTTTTATACAGAGAGTTGCGGGTATAATTATAGTAAAGTAAAAGCTGTTGTCTGTACACTTAGGTGTAAATTAGATAATTATATATCTAAGGCAATGGATAAAGAAGATTGGGATAACATAACAAGAATCTCTAACCTTATCGATTTAATAGAAATCGATGCAGAAATGGGCAATGAAATAAATGCTAAAGAAATGTTTAAGATTGTGGATAAGGAACTTGATAAACATTCTTGCACTTGCTATTGCAGGTAATTTTAAATTTAAAGTAAAAAATAGAATGGCAAATATATATTCATGTTGCAATTGTTTTGGCAACTCTTTGACATTGAACAACAACTGTAATCCAACCTCAACTAGTGAATGTGGGGGTTGTTTGACTTTAGGTCATATTATGGTTGGGTGTGAAAATAGCATCGCTCCATGCGATACCGAAAGCACATTAAAAGTGCCATTCGATTGTTTTTGTTTTCCTTGCGACAACCCACAATTTAAGATAACTAACCTAAGCAAAATAAAGTACGCAACTGTAGTGTCAATTGATAAAACAGGTGTGACTATTCAACCTGATGGAACCGGAAAAGCCAACTCTAAAGTAGAGATTGAATTTTTTGCTATGTGTTCTGACGGGTGTGATGTAAAATCTGATTACGGTAGTGTTAGTATTTATCTTAGAGATATTTGCAAAGGTGTTATTTGTGAGGATGGATATAAGTGCAATGATTGCACTGGAGACTGCGACCAAGTAACTATAGATTTATCAGGACAAAGGCCGGTCGAAGAAACTGAAGAAAATACTAGCGGTTTTATACTATAAAAAATAAAAGACAAAATGCCAAATTATACATCCCCATCACCAGCAAATGTAGCCCTTAACGGAAACCAAACTACTTGGTGGATTCCGGCTAAAAATAACAGCACAATTACTGTTACTAACGTAATTGTTACTATTACAGTTGCGCCTACTAGTGGGTTACAACTTTTAACTTTCCAACCAGAAGTCGGCACATTTAATCCAACTACAGGTATTTGGAATATAGGAACTCTTTTACCAGGGTCTACAAAATGGCTTAAACTTGTTACTTCTGTAGCAGATATTGGATTAGCTCCTTTCACAGTTACATCTGTAATTAGCGGAAATGGGGTTGATTCAAATGCATTAAACAATACATTAGTTCAGACTGTAACATCTGTTGTTACTTCTGCTACAGCAGGAGCTATAGATGATCCGCATTCTTGCTCTTGTGTTAATGTGGCGGAGAACGACACTCCGTGTAACTTAGGAACAACTACTTATGTTCTCAATGAGCCTAGCATTACTAACTCTACAGAATACTGGTGGGATGATGCTACAGGGCAGGGTAAATTTATCCCTGTAGACCCAAAAGTAGATATTACTTTTGAATACAGTATTTGGTGTAATGATGGATCCGGAGCTGTAGAAATAAGCGGACCTGCATTAGTTACAATAGATAAATTATTTTCTGATGTATCCTCTTTTGATCATACAATCTCAACTGTACCATATTCGGCATTATGCCCGCAAGAAATTTCTGTTTTATCTGCACAATACCCAACATTAGATTTAAGTAAATATTGTTGGAGAATTCTTAAAAATGTATTAGGAGACGCAACTTCAGGTGAACCTGTAGATTGTGATGAAGCTATTGATACTAGGACATTTTTTATTTGTTCAGAAATAGATTGCAATACACCAGAACAACCTTGTCCGTGTCCTACAGATGAATTACCAGCAGACATACCATCTCAATTACCTGTCGGTTACGAAGCAGAAAAAGGAGACACAGTAGTTATATACCATCCAAATGCAATGTCTGTTTGGACTTATGATGGAACATTGTGGAATAAGTGGTCTTGTGGATGTATTTATAAAATATCTCAAGACGAAGATAATGATTTAACTTTAGGCTCAGATGGAGCTCCTTATTTTGATTTATCTTCAATGACAGAAATTATTGAATTGCAAGATAAGGTAGTTACAAGTATAGCCTTTACAGGTACAAGCACAAAAACACTTACTCTTACATTCGATGATGGTTCTACATTAACAGCAAATTTTGCGGATTTATCAGCAGCATCTAGCACTTATGTAGAGGTATCTGATACTTGTTCTATAAACATGTCTATTTCTGGAACAGGTTCTTCAGTTAATCCATTTGTAATTAGTGCAGAATATAATGAAGGAAGTCCACTATATGCTTATGACTCTGGAGTTGTAGGTTCTACAGCAAATACACTAAATGTGACTACTTTATTTGATGTGTCTTGTCCAGAAGACTGTGCAGTTATTTATACATTAAACGGATATTCTACTGATGTCTTTCAGAATGTAACTTTAGTAGGAACTACCCTAACTTATGATATAAAATCAACAGCTCCATCTGGGACACATTATATTAATGTAGACAGGGAGTGCGGAGGCGTAATACTCTAATAAAGAATTATGAACAAGACTCAGTCTAAAATAGGAATAACAATACCAGAAACTCCTCCGCAGGAAAACTATATATATTCAGCTTATTTCCAGTATGACGCTATAGGAGGATTTGCTGAAGGGGAGGTTTACAACAATTTTCCTTCTACTCCTACTTGGAGTATGACAGGTACAGGTATTATAGAAACGACAAGCGGTTTAGGTTATAATTTCGCAAACAAAAACTCAGTAGAAATTCTTGTGTCAAAAGTTATAACGACGGGGATAGCAGGAGCATCTAGCGATTATCACGTATCCGCTAGCATATCTAGTGGCGGAGCTGATGATATAAGGATTGAATTATTAGATTCTACATTCGCCGCCACAAATGATTTTGGTGCATTTTATTTACGTGTTACAGTATACCAATAAAAAATGAATAAGACACAATCTAAAATAGGAATTACTATAACTGCAAGTCCGACTTGTTGTTGCTGGACAAATATATATTATTATTCTTCAGAAGAATATTCAGTTGGGGCTATGAAAGCCTATGTAACTGGTTGTGATGATGCCGATTTAACTTGGGAAATATTAGTAGGCTCGACTTGGACTGAAATACTTTTATCAGATCCTGGCTTCGGTTTGGACCCTACTATATATGATCCAAATGCATTAGGAGCACAAGGCCCTGGATTGTATAGAACAAAAATGTCATCGGTTGGATGCTGTGATACATACTCTAATATATTAGAATCTTTCGGACCAGTTTAATATAAATAAATGTATCCATCAAATTCACAAAGAATAGAACAGCAGTTAAAAAACTTAAAGCACAAGGTAACTTGTGGAGTGCAGTTTTTTGACACATTTGAAGACTTTCCTGCAACAGGTAAAGAATGCGCAGTATATGTAGATAAAAGCACTGGCGCGTTTTTTATTTGGAATGGTACGGCTTATGTAACTTGTTGTGGGGAAGGAAGTACTATAGTAGCTCAGGGAATACAAGGTATACAAGGTTTAAGAGGACTCCAAGGTTTACAAGGTTTATCTGGTTCTTACGGGTTAGCTAACGGAGCTTTTTTTAGTACTCTATCACAATCTATTTCAACATTGGGCTCTGTAGTTCCTATGACTTTTAATAGCGAAATAGAGTCTAATGGTGTTTATTTAGATAATGTAGCATCTCCTAACTTAAATTCATTTTATCTTACAAATCCGGGTATATATAATATACAATTTTCAGCACAATTACTTAGAGAATTTGGAGGATCTGATGCTCATATTGGTATTTTTTTAAAACGAAATGGAGTTACTGAACCTTATACGGGCACATATTTACATTTTAATAGTAATAATACTTATTTAGTTGCGGCTTGGAACTTTTTTGTTACAGCACAAGCGGGTGACTATTTTCAGTTAATGTGGACAGTAGATGATTTAGATATACAATTAGTGTATTTGGGAGAAGATAGTATTTTAGCAGGAGTTCCTGAAACACCTTCGGTTATTTTAACAGTAAATCAAATAATGTAAAAATATGTATTCAAATAAGTTTTCTTTAACATTTCTTTCTTTATTTTTTATTATTTTTATAATTATAGGTTGTTTGAAGGATGAGGAGATTACTTCATCTTCGGTGCCACAAACAGAAGAAAAGGTAGAGACTATCAAAGATACAACATCACAAGTTCTACCAAGAAACGGACAAGGAGACTTAGTATTATACAGAGGTACATTATCTATAGACAACTACTTGTTAGTATCTACAACAAACAGAGTATTCAGAACACACACAGTGTACAATAAAGATAAAGTAGCTTATTTATCTTTTCGCCCAGGCACACTAGGAAAAGCAAATATCGGCGGTGTGGTTACAAAGCATTATAATATAGAGGTAAAGTACAAAGATAGTACAGTATCTACAATCAATGCATTCTCAAAAGACACGTTAGATAGATTCAGATTTTATCCAAAAGGTGTAAATCTACTTAACAGCTTACATCCTTCTAAAAAGTTAGAATGGGTGTATGCTAATAAAACAACTGCAAGCATAAACGAGTGGAGAGGGACTACGTACACAAACTTGCAAAATTGGAACATTTATGCAGACGGAATGTTTGTGGCGCAAAAAGTAAAAGACCCGGTTGATAAAAACTCAACACAATTTATCATACCGCATTCACATAAATAAAGACATTAATAAACCAGAGGAAAAACTAAAAAATGGAATCACTTTTAGAAATTATTAAAGAATATTTAGGAGAAGCGGTTGTCGCAATAGTTACAGGTCTTGTAGCTTATTTATCAGGAAAGAAAAAAGCCGAAGTAGAATTAAGAAGCTCAGAAGGAGAAGCACTCAAAACAATGCAAGAGGCTTATGATAAATTTACAACAGATAGCCTAAAAAAATACCAAGAACTTTACGAAGAACTGCATGAAGTAAAAGAAATGTTAAAAATAGTAAAGAAAGAATTAGAAGACTGTAGAAACGGAGTATTAGCACCAAGATGACAGACAATATAACAAAACAAAGAATAAAACTAGCCCACCCTAAATTACGAAATGAGTTAGAGGATTTAATTGAAAATATTAACACAAATATACTTACAGGCCAGTCAAAAGTAAGATTAGCTTATACCCTTAGAACTTGGGACGAACAAGACGAACTTTACGCACAAGGCAGAACAAAACCAGGTAAAAAAGTAACAAATGCGAAAGGAGGAGACTCTATGCATAACTACGCTTTAGCTGTTGATATTGTTCTTATCATAGATGGAAAAGATGCGTCATGGGATACCAAGAAAGACTGGGACAAAGATAAACAATCCGATTGGATGGAAGTTGTTTCAGAGTTTAAAAAGAAAGGTTGGGAATGGGGCGGAGACTGGGTTAAGTTTAAAGATATGCCACACTTTGAAAAATCATTTGGCTTATCTGTAAAGAAACTTAAAGAAAAGTATTTAAAGAAGGATTTTATTCCGGGAACAGAATACGTAAATATATAATATGGAAGGTTTTAAATGCTCACACGCAGAGAAAAGTAATTATTCAGTTATTACACCAAATCAACATTTAAAGCCTATCAACGGCAAGATAACGTGGCATATCGACGAGCAGAGTTTAACTACCGATATGGAAAAATACAAAGTGTTATTTGCTTTTGAGCAAGCGTTTAACAAGTGGGGTGAAATAATTAACCCTATATCTTTTCAGCCAGTTGCTGCGATTAATGATGCACAAATTGTTATCAAGTTTAAGAGTAATGGTGACGAAGGTCTGCCTTATGAATTTGATGAAACAACATTAGCTTATGCTTTTGCTCCGCAAGATACAAGTTTAGGTATCTATGCGGACATGTATTTTAATGATGCTTACAAGTGGGATGAAATACATAAAGCTGGTAGCATTTATCTTTTTAAAGTTGTTGTTCATGAATTAGGCCATTGCTTGAATATTGGGCACCAAACAAAAGATATAAATGATATTATGTATCCTATTTACCAACCTTTTGGTGAAGTAGTTGTAAATAAAGACACAAAGCAAGGGATATATGATTTGTATAAACAATATGGCGTTAAAAGCCCAACTCCAATCCCATCTGAAGGAATTGATAAAGAAGTTGGCCAATTTATAAAAGCCATGTATAAATCAAAAAATGATTTATTAAAATTAAACTCATCCCAATTGCAGAATTTATCTTCTACTTTAGGAGTTACCTTTGGAATCAAAGACAATATACAAAAGAGAGTTAATACTCTTTGGTCTGTAATATTAGGCATAAAATAATTTATGAAAAAAGTTACTAAAAGTAAAGTAAATGAAGCTGGTAATTACACTAAACCAGGAATGAGAAAAACCTTATTTAATAAAATAAAATCAGGATCAAAAGGTGGAGACCCAGGGGAATGGAGTGCTAGAAAGGCGCAGTTGCTCGCTAAAGAGTACAAGAAAAAAGGAGGTGGATATAAATAGCATTCTACTTTCTATATTAATATTAATTACTATAGTCTCGCCATTTAGTTTATTACACACTATATTAAAACTTACAATAAGTGACCCAATTAAAAAAATCGCAGCAAAGTTTAAAAAAGTGGACTAAAGAAGAGTGGATGACTTCTGGGACATACGCTAATAAAAATAAAGGATCAGGCAAAGAAGTAAAATCAAGCGGTAATAAAAGGTACTTACCTAAAGAAGCTTGGTCAAAATTATCCGCATCCGAAAAGAAAGCAACAAATGCAGCCAAATCAAAGGGCAATAAAGCAGGAAAACAATTTGTAAAACAGCCACAGAAGATAGCAAAAAAGGCGGCACAAGTTAGAAACAAATGAAAAAAGTAAAAGTAGGCGGTGTGCCTCATGTCGTAAAGAAAAAAGGAAAAGACATTGTTGTAGAGCATCCAACCATTAATAACGGTAAATACGATAAACTTAATCTAAGTAAACAGACAAAAGGTAAAGTCAAAACCGTAAAGCAGGGAATAAAATCTACAAAAGAATGGCACAAAGAAAACCCGCATTCTTATAAAGATAAAAGCAAGTCAAAAAAGAAGTAACAATGAAAGTTAAAAATACTAAAGTAAAGAAGATGCAATCAGGCGGCTCTTTAAAAGCAGTTGATTCTTATAAAAACCCAGGTTTATCAAAACTACCAACTGAAGTAAGAAATAAAATGGGCTATATGAAAAACGGGGGTAAAGCTAAAAAGAAATGACAAAGTTAAAATTAACAGGCAAGTCCAATATATTAAAGAAAACAACTAGCGGTATTAATCCTAAAGAATTTTCTTTGGCTACTAAAGAAGCCGAGCAATGCCCAGATGATTCATGCGGTGGCGGAGGTGGATCTAGCGTTGGCTATAAAAAATATGTAGCTTTATTAAACCCTGGAGAAAATCCACTTACTGACGCACCTGTCGCCACTGTATTAGAAAATACTCTTGGTAGCAATATTATATGGTTTCCACAAGCACCATCAGGTGCTTATAGTGGGGGGAATATAAACTTCGCAGACCCGTCTAAAGTTTTCATACTTATGACAGGAAATTATTCAGGAGAAGGTGCTGGGAATGTTCCATATGTAGGTGCTGAAATTTATGATGACGGAAGTGGTTTTAAACTTTGGTTTTTTCCTGTTAATTATGTAGGTGATCCTATTGCATATTGGGGTACCCCTAACGCACCTCTATTTATAGAAGTAAGAGTATATCCATAATATAAAAGAAAAAATAATATGGCTTTAGGAGTTAAACATTACACAAAGGACGGAAAGGAATATAAGGGCCCAATGCACAAAGATGCTAGCGGCAAACTTATGACTGGCAAAACGCATACAAGTAAGAGTGAGTATCTTACCCATTCAAAGCCTAAGCCAAAAACTAAGAAGAAGTAATAACAGTTTAAAATATAAAACATGGATCCTATTAGTAAATTTTTAATAGAATTGGTAAAAAGATTTTCAGCAGAAACTCCTTGGTTCTTTAAAGTAATTAGGAATTTATCTATTGCCCTTGCTATTGTAGCAGGTCTTCCTAACTTGTTATCATTTTTAACTATTGCGGGTATTGAATTACCCCAAGCAGTTTTCGTATTTTCTAACAAGGTAGTTGCTATTTCTTCACTGGTCGCAGCATTTATTGCACAATTAACTGCGACTAGTAATGAGAAAGAAAGGCTAGGTCTGCCTGATAATATAAAATAAAATGGACAAAGATTTAACCATAAAGCTGGCTATTTTCATAGGCAGCTTATTCTTTTTAGTATCGGTCCTATACAAAGCTGCTGATTTTTCTAATGTAAAACCGGCGGAAATAAAAATATACCAAGACTCAATTTCTTTAGACACTTTAATTGTCAAAGATACCCTTATATTAAAAGAGGATTAATTACCTCTTATATAAAACCTAAACCTTCATAATAGTGGCGGAAATTCCATCTAATTGCAAAACAATTTTAGTTGACCAAGAGTGCTGCGATAGAATCCAATACTATCCAAGCACTGAGTCTATTCCTTTAGAAGGAGAGTTAAATGTTTTGTATGTAGACCAAAGCACAGGTAATGTTTATGTTTGGAATGGTACACAATATTTAGGCGGGTATACTGGAACTGGGGCGCAAGGAATACAAGGAATACAAGGATTAACAGGATTACAAGGCTCAAATGGTATTCAGGGTATTACAGGAATACAAGGAGCTCAAGGATTAAAGGGGTCTCAAGGTGCCATAGGTATACAAGGTAAAAATGGAATTCAAGGTACACAAGGCTTATTAGGGTATCAAGGTATTATTGGTTCTAAAGGGCTACAAGGAATACAAGGTACTTCTGGGCAGCAAGGTTTAACTGGATATGGAGTACAAGGTACTCAAGGATCAAAAGGTTCGCAAGGGACTATAGGAGTCCAAGGTAAAGACGGTATCCAGGGATTTTATGGATTACAGGGGACACAAGGTATATCCGGATCTAAAGGATTGCAAGGAGTCCAAGGCATAACTGGTACACAAGGTGCCACAGGATATGGCATACAAGGGGCAAAAGGAGCCCAAGGTATACAAGGTACTACAGGTATTCAAGGAGAAGATGGAGTACAAGGATTTCACGGCTTTCAAGGAACTCAAGGTATTTCAGGATCTAAAGGAAGCCAAGGAGTACAAGGCATATCTGGACACCAAGGACTAATTGGAATTGGCGTACAAGGTATACAAGGTTACGATGGAGCCCAAGGTCAATCTGGAATACAAGGTAAGAATGGTGTACAAGGTTTTTATGGCTTACAAGGCATACAAGGTACAAGTGGGTGCGAAGGGGCACAAGGAACGCAGGGAATACAAGGGGCCCAAGGTATTATAGGTTCTTCTGGCTCTCAGGGTATCCAAGGTGCAAAAGGGTCACAAGGAACAGTTGGCATTCAAGGAAGACAAGGTACGCAAGGAATTCAAGGATTAAAAGGAAACAACGGACTCCAAGGAATACAAGGCGCTAATGGTGCTCAGGGTATATTATACCAACAACTTTATACACTATCACAAAGTAATTGGAATTTAGTAGCTGGTTTATATCAATACGATTTATTTGATTCGTATATAAACCAAGGAAGATATATAACAGTAACTCCAGTAAGACAGGATGATCCTATTGTAGATGCTGCACAAATAATGCCGGAAATAACAGTATTTCCTACATCTATAAGGATGTATTCTGTTAATTTACCTACTGCTGATTTTGATGTTTATTTATCAATAGTAGAAGTGGGTATAGCTGGAGCGCAAGGCACACAAGGTATACAAGGTACCCAAGGACTTCAAGGATTGCAAGGTTTACAAGGTTTACAAGGAGTACAAGGAATCCAAGGTATTCAGGGCTTGCAGGGACTTCAAGGATTACAAGGGGTTCAAGGAGAACAAGGAATACAAGGTTTTTTTGGTATTCAAGGGGCCCAAGGTATTCAAGGCTTACAAGGAGCACAAGGATTACAAGGAGCACAAGGAGTGCAGGGTTTCGTTGGGTTACAAGGACTCCAGGGAACAAGTGGGATTCAAGGGATTCAAGGCTTGCAGGGGCTTCAAGGAAGCAGGGGTGCTCAAGGTATACAAGGGACTATAGGATTGCAAGGGGTACAAGGCTTACAAGGGCTTCAAGGGATTCAGGGAATTCAAGGTCTACAAGGCTTACAAGGTTTGATAGGTGTCCAAGGAATACAAGGGCTTCAAGGGCTTCAGGGAATTCAAGGGGTACAAGGAGTTCAGGGAAATTTTGGAATACAGGGTTTTGACGGAGCACAGGGTGTACAAGGCATCCAGGGAGGCCAAGGTACCCAAGGTCTTTTAGGAGTACAGGGTAACGATGGTTTAATAGGCCCCCAAGGAATACAGGGTGTACAAGGCATCCAGGGCACACAAGGAATCCAGGGGGTAACCGGAGAAAAAGGTATAAGTTCTGGATTAGTATTATATTTAGATGGAGTTGGAGGATCAGCACCTGTCAGCCATAACTTATTAACAAATCCAAATACAGGTACACAAACCTCTATAACTACTTCGGTTAATAACTCAACACCCACATTAGTTGGAACTTTTGTTACAGATACAGGTGTTCCAAATTCTACAACAGTAGCTGGGGGGTTTTGGAATTTATTTCTTTATGCTAGCCGCACTACTCAGAATGTAAGATTTTGGATTGATGTTAAAGAAGTAGCATCAGATGGCGTTACGGTTTTACAAACTTTAGCTTCTGGAGCATACGCACAAGGTACTGTAGTTACTGCGACAATTGCTACTGTGTATGATTTTTCAGTGTACGTCCCATTAACTTCATTAGCTAATTCTAGTAGCCGAATATTGATTGATATTTATGCTCAATCTGAATCAGGAGGTCCAACCTTTACTTCGTATTTAAGAGATGGTACTATATCATACTTAGTTAGTACAATTTCTAGTAATATACAGGGTGTACAAGGGATGCAAGGAATTATTGGTACACAAGGGGGGTCAGGAATACAAGGTCTACAAGGGTTACAAGGTATAACTGGTGCCCAAGGAATACAAGGGCTTCAAGGATTGCAAGGGGCCGATAATAATATTTGGGTAATGAAAGATTTTATAACTCCATTATATACTTTTTCGCCAGGTCTTTCTGGAGTTGGTTATGTTGATTTAAACGGCATAGCGGATTTTGATATAAAAAGATTAGTAGCTATTATAAACCAAACAAATGGTTCTATTATTTACGCTACTGCAACCCCGTCCGCAAAATATACAAATGTAACTGGAACACAAGTAACTTTATTTGCGGATACGTCTGGGCAAAATTCAGCAGACAATTTACAAATTGTATATAATTCAAAAGAGGATTTACCTGTTACTGATTCTAATTTAGCTGATTTAGTTAAGTTAATGAGTAGAATGGTAAAACAATTAGATTCATTAGCTGTAGTTGATTCTGCTCAAAGACAAAAAATTGCGATTGATGCGGGAACGTTATCAACAGTATCGACTGTGACAACAGTAGCGACTGTGTCAAATATTGCTTTAGTTTCTGGTATGGGGATTGAACAATACTTAAATATAGCTAGAAATACTTACGCAAACGGGATTAGAAGTAAATTATCATTTTAAAAAAATAATGGTGTATGCCACTTACAAATAATTTAAAACAACAAGTTGATTTACCAGTATGGGAATGGTGCAGATTTGCGCCAATTAGTACAACTAGTGTATCTGCATTAACAACATCTAGAGATGGTTCAAATAGATACTTATATTATCTTTCATCGACACAATTGTATAAATACGATACAATAGGAGATGCATGGTCTGTTTTAAGTGTGGGGCCTACTCCATCTGTAGCTATGTCTTTAAAATATGTAAAAAATAAAGGATATAGAGGTAATGTTTTAAGTGCTACATCTTCTACACTTCAGATATCATCAACTGGTGTTAATTTAGATGGGTATAAAATAAGGATTATTTCTGGGACAGGAGCCGGGCAAGAAAGGACAATAGTTTCCACAAATGCAGAAGTTGTACATGATTTTGGAGTAGCGACTACTGCAACTCAAAGTGCTATTGGAGATAACTTAAAAAAATGGAAATTTAATGAATGGGAAGGGTATTCAGTAAGGGTTGTTTTTAATACTGGTTTATCACAGTATAGGGAAATATTGTATAATGATACCAATTCAGTTGCAGTAAATGATTCAAATTACGAAGGCAGAAATTTTTCAATGGCCCCTCTTCAATCAGGGTCTCCATATGGCACATTAACTGCTACTGTTCCAAATCAGGCTGATTTTTTTATAGTATCTCAAACTGTAAATTTAGATTCTGCATGGGCTACCACTCCAGATGATTCATCTAAGTTTATGATTATGTCAGATGGTATATGGATGTTTTCTAATACAATGATGTATTACTATGATATACTTAGTGATAGATGGGTACAAAAAATGCTTCCTTCCGGTATTGTGCAAGGAGGTAGTGTATTTAGTACTGATTTAGCTATACTTCCAACTACAGAAATATCTGGAACTCTTTTATCTGGGACCCCAACTTCTGTTACAAATTATTCTTTAACTGATAATACATTAACATTAACTAAAGGGGCTTGGATTAATTATGCTATTAAAATAGTTTCTGGGCCAGGAGCCGGGCAAGAAAGAAGAATAGTAAATAATACTTCGGATAAATTTTCGATACAAAAAAGATGGGATATAAATCCAGATATAACTAGCCAATATATAATAACTTCTGAAGATGCTATTTATTTTTCTGGTAACGCCAGAGCTCAGTTATTAAAACAACATCCGGAACAATCTTTGTGGACTACTGGAAATATGAGCGATTACGGAGTTCCAAAAAACTTCGCATTGATAAAGAATGATAAATGGCAAAATCATGCAGCTAGTTCAGCCAATAGAGTAACAAATGGTATAACTGGAGTAAATGCAACTCCTACAGTAGCAGGAAGTGGTTATACTATAGGAGACTTATTAACTATTTCAACTGGAGGTACATTAGGCAGAGTTATAGTAGAAAATATTTCATCTACTGGACAAGTTCTTTCTGTGTCTTTGTATACATGTGGTTCTGGATATACTACTGGAACTGGCAAAGCAACTACTGGTGGAACAGGAACTGGGTGTACTATAGAAATTACAAGCGTAGGTACAATTGGAGTTATAACCACCCCTATATTTCATGATTTTAAGGTTAGTGAGACTTTTACTTTTGCAGGGGCTACCGAAACAGCGTGGAATACTTCATATACAATACTTGGTATTCAAAGTTTAAATATAATAGAAGTTGCTATAACTGCAACAGCTAATGCTATAGCAAAATATTTACAAGCAGCTACTTTATTAGTAGATGCTGATAAAAATTGGATTCCAAATGAGCATGCTGGAAAACTTTTAGGTTTTCAAGCATCTACTTTAACAGGAATAACGACATGGAGAAGAATTTTAGGAAATTCAGAAACAACAATTTCTTTTATATCTGGAACCTCTCCAGTAAATGGCAACTCTAGATATTTTATACAAGATCTTGATGCTTTTGGTGATGATAAACAATATCCTCCAGATAATCAAATATCTTTTGGATATCCTACTTCTGCGAATATATCATCTATAACTAATTCGTCAAACAATTGGGTACCAGGCGCGTACATAAATAATAAAATATTATTAACTGATTCTAACGGATTATCCGTAGAAAACATTATAACAAATAATACAAAAACAGTTTTAAGTTTTGGCAGGAATGTTATTGTAGGATCTGGTACAAACGCAATTGCTTATAATGATTTTAATGGAGTAGGTACATATATAGGACTTGGAACTAGCATATTTTCTACTCAAGGCAATGGTATAGTTTGGACTGGAACTAGATTTGTTGCGGTAGGTGCAGGAACAAATACAATAGCTTGGTCAAATGATGGTATTAACTGGAATGCTTTAGGCGCTACTATACATTCAACATCTGGCTTAGGTTTAGCTTTTAATGGAGTTAGATTTGTAACAGTAGGATCTGGGACAAATACTATTGCTTGGGGATATGATAATACAGCTGTTGCTGCTATTACAGGACTTGGAGCTACAGTATTTACAACACAAGGTAACGCCATAGCATGGAACGGATCTATATGGGTAGCAGTAGGACAAGGTACTAATAGTATTGCTTGGGCTAATGATACTGGGACATTTGCGTTTACTGGTTTGGGTACAGCAACATTTTCTACAGCAGGTAGAGGGATTTGTTGGGCAGGGACTCAATGGATAGCAGTAGGTAATGGTACAAATTCAATAGCTACTTCTACAAATGGCACTACTTGGACAGGTCTTGGATCTACAATATTTACGACACAAGGTAATGCAGTAGCATGGAATGGAACTAGAGCAGTTGCCGTAGGTTCCGGAACTAATACTATTGCATATTCTAATGATAATGGCGCAACTTGGACAGGTCTCGGTACCACTATATTTTCAACTTCAGGTAATACAATTAGTTGGAATGGAACATATTGGGTAGCTGGTGGTCAAGGTACAAATACAACCGCTTATTCATCGGATGGTATTACTTGGACTGCAAATGGTTCTACAGGGTTAACTACAACAACAAATGGATCAACGAGCACTACTCCTTTGCAGTCTGTAGTTCCAAATATAGGTTTAACCCCAGATACTAATACTAGGTATAAAATATTTGATTCTACGGGACATGTAATATCTGGATCTACTACTAGCTTAACAGATCCTACAAAAAAATGGAAAGTAAATCAATGGGCTGGAAAAAGAGTTTTAATAACATCTGGAGATGCTGCTGGATATGAGCATACTATAACAACAAATACTGCAACTCAATTAACATGGGCAACTAGTGTTTCTCCTACTTTGAACTCAACGTATACAATTATAGGGAGACCTGTTGTTGGAACTGGTATTGGCTTAGAATGGAATTTTAATGGGTCAGCAGATAAAGGTAAATACTTATATGCTACAAGAGGTAGCGGGTCTCATACATTAGATATTTATAATATAAATACTAATAAATGGGATTACGGTAAATTTATTTTAGGCCACGGTTCTTTATTAACAACAGGCACAATGTATGCCTATGATGAAGATAGAATCTATTTTTTAGCAAATAATACAAATCAAGTTTACTATTATAATATAGTAAAAAATGAAATAGTACCTTTTGCGACCATACCGTATGGTATGAGTACAACTATCCTAAGCAATAGGATGGAAATTATAAAAACAAGTGATGGTTTAAAATACTTATATATAATGAGGCACTCTGGGGCGGAAATGTGGAGAACATTAATATACTATTAAAATTATATATAATATGAACGTAGATCAAATAAAACAAATACTTCAAAATAAATTGCAAACATTACATAACATGAAAATGGATGCAATAAATACTGGAGATTTAGAATTAGTTGTAAAAATAGATACTGAATTACTAGAAACAGAATCTACATTAAATAAATTATAACAAACTAAATGACTGTAGGTAGTTTTATAGCTAACGGTGGTAGTGGGGGAAGCGGAGGAAGCGGAGCCCAAGGTATCCAGGGTATTCAAGGAATCCAGGGGACACAAGGAGCTATTGGAACACAAGGTCTAAGGGGTATACAAGGTATACAAGGATCCCAAGGAAATATTGGAATACAGGGTTTGCAAGGTGTTCAAGGGGCACAAGGTTTAAGAGGTTCCCAAGGAATTCAAGGAAACCAAGGTGTGCAAGGAACACAAGGGGCTTCTGGAAATAGTGGGTTACAAGGATCCCAAGGCGCAAACGGAAGCCAAGGATTACAGGGTTCTAATGGATTACAAGGAGTACAAGGTTTACAAGGCAACCAAGGTTCAGTAGGATTACAAGGGTCTATAGGAACTCAAGGTTTCCAAGGGACTCAAGGAATCCAAGGAAATGAAGGTACTCAAGGTGTGCAGGGAATTCAGGGCTCTCAAGGTTCAATAGGAATTCAAGGCACTCAAGGTATTTTTGGAAATCAAGGTACTAATGGGTCTCAAGGGATTCAGGGAGTTCAAGGAGATAATGGTACTCAAGGCACTCAAGGCTTGCTTGGGTTTCAAGGTTTAGCTGGTTCCGCAAGTTCACAAGGCATCCAAGGGATACAAGGTGATTTAGGCATACAAGGGATCCAAGGGTTACAGGGATTAATTGGACAGGGAATTCAAGGTTTTTTTGGTATTCAAGGTTTTACAGGAATTCAAGGAGTTCAAGGTTTACAAGGATTAACTGGATCTCAAGGCGCAACAGGATTACAAGGTTCTAATGGAACTCAAGGTAGCGCAGGATCTCAGGGCTCTACTGGATTACAAGGTTCTAATGGAACTCAAGGTATTCAAGGTATTCAAGGTATTCAAGGTTTACAAGGAAATATAGGATTACAAGGGATTACTGGAAGCCAAGGAGCAACAGGTACTCAAGGTTTACAAGGTTTACAAGGGTTACAAGGTAGACAGGGTACAACTGGTTTGCAAGGAGCAACAGGTACTCAAGGTTTACAAGGGTTACAAGGTAGACAGGGTACAACTGGTTTGCAGGGTTCTAATGGAACTCAAGGAATACAGGGTATTCAAGGTATTCAAGGAAACACAGGATTGCAGGGTTCTAATGGAACTCAAGGCTTTACTGGAACTCAAGGTATTCAAGGAAGTACCGGATTACAAGGTTCTAATGGAACTCAGGGTTTACAAGGATTTATAGGTAATCAAGGTACTCAGGGATTTCAAGGAACTATCGGTACTACTGGATTAACTGGTTTACAAGGGTCTCAAGGTTCACAAGGTACTCAAGGTTCACAAGGTACTCAAGGTTTACAAGGTAGTGTAGGATTACAAGGATTACAAGGATTTATAGGTAATCAAGGTACCCAGGGATTACAAGGTTTAAATGGTTTTCAAGGAGTCCAAGGTCTACAAGGATTTAATGGAGCTCAAGGCATTCAAGGAACTCAAGGCTTGCTTGGGTTTCAAGGTTTAGCTGGTTCCGCAAGTTCACAAGGCATCCAAGGGATACAAGGTGATTTAGGCATACAGGGTATACAGGGTATTCAAGGAGCTTTTGGAGTAATAGGTAATGAAGGTCCGCAGGGTATACAGGGTATACAAGGAAGGCAGGGAATACAAGGGATTCAAGGAAGTAATGGTATTCAAGGTCTGCAAGGATTACAAGGATTACAAGGAGTACAAGGAGTACAAGGAAATAATGGTTTACAGGGAATTCAAGGAATTCAGGGGTCAATAGGGGCTCAAGGGTTGCAAGGAATACAGGGTCTAAACGGATTGCAAGGTCTTCAAGGCTTTACAGGTCTCCAAGGATTGCAAGGGTTACAGGGATCAATAGGAGTTCAAGGGTTGCAAGGAATTCAAGGCAACCAAGGAACAACTGGTAATACTGGACCTACTGGCTCACAAGGTACTCAAGGTGCTCAAGGTTTTACTGGGGCCCAAGGTTTACAAGGTAGTACTGGATCTCAAGGTACGCAGGGTTTACAAGGTGGAGTTGGTCAAAGAGGTTTACAAGGTACAGATGGAGCTCAAGGAACAACTGGATTACAGGGGCCACAAGGAACTCAAGGTATTTTTGGATTAACAGGATTACAAGGCCCTCAAGGCACTCAAGGATCAAATGGATCACAAGGATTACAGGGATCAAATGGCTCTCAGGGTATTCAAGGAATACAGGGACCAATTGGTCCGCAAGGTATACAAGGGCTTCAAGGAGGCAACGGTACGCAAGGAATACAGGGCCCATGTTGTCAAGGAACAATAAAAGACCTTTCATTAGTTTCTTCTTCACATAATACATCTCAAGCTTTAGGCGGAGATTACACAGATATAGCTTTTAATACAGATTCTATTGTATCTGGAGGGAGAGTCTCACATGATCCAACAGGATTTATAACAAATAATGCCAGATTCACAGCTAATATAACTGGTAACTTTTTAGTTCAGTATACTTTAAGATGGAGTAAGGCTACAGATAATGTTTATTTATATGCTAGGCTAGCAAAAAATGGCACGGCTGTAACTGATTCTATAAGATACTCACATACTTCCACTACTGCTCTGAATGAAGTTTCAGGTCAATATATAATTAGTTTAGCTGCTAATGATTATATAACCCTACAAGGCAGATCGAGTACAGGAGCAGACGGTAGCTGGGATAATGCTTATATAGAAGTTGTACATTTAGCCAATGAAGGTCCACAAGGTACAACAGGAATACAAGGTATTCAAGGTATACAAAGTTTACAAGGAATTCAAGGCATTCAAGGTTCTTCTGGGGGAGGTGGCGGTGAATATACCGCATCTTTAGTAGATGCCCCAACAAATGGAACCACCTTAACATTAGCTAGATCTAATGAGACATACATGAGAACCCAGTTAACAAATGCTAACTCGTTTACAATAGGATTAGCAACTCAGTCAACTGGATATGTAAATGAATATATTTTTATATTTAAGACAGGTGCAAGTGTTCCCACATTAACCCAACCAGGAGGAATTGTTTGGAGGGGGCAAACTCCTTCAATAAGTACAAATGAGACTTGGACTATAGTTTATGAATATGTCCAAGTAAGCGGAACTCCTACTTGGGAAATATATGGCACTGCGGTTAAAAATGTATAATTATGCCTTATTTTTCTGAAAAATTATTTTTTCCAATAAATAAAAGTGTAAGAGTAGTTGCAATATCTACAACTACTTTTATACCTAGAATTAATATAAATTTATCAGGCAGCTTAGATAGTAATGGGACTGCATTACCTCTTGCGTCAGGTACCCCTTTAACTTCTGTAATAGCTAGAAATAACCCTAATGTAGTAGCAGTTACTATGAACTCTGCGTCTAGTGTAAGACTTGGTTATTATTCAACAAATGGGGGTTCTACATTTACATCTCACCCAACATCTGTCGGATTTTGTGTGGGTTCCGCAATATCAGATGACGGTCAGTTTATTATATTTGCTAATTCATCCGCCCCGGCTACTATGTATTATACATATAATCAAGGGGGTACTTGGAGCACAAAATCTGCTAATAATGTATGTGGTAGTGTTTGCTGTTCTTCAGATGGGTCAAAAGTATTTATGTCTCCTACAAGTACGGCATACGCTCAAGGAAGTATATCTACGAATAGTATGAGTACTTTATCTACTGTAACTATGCCAGCAACTGGATGGTATGGATGTTGTATGACTGGAGATGGTAGTAGAATTTGGGCGGCCCGGTACGCAAACGTAGCAAATAAATTAGTTTATTATTCTGATAATAATGGTTCAAGTTGGACTTCAGTTGTTGTTGATTCTGCAATAACTAGTAATCATGCTCAATTTATTAAATGCTCTAAAGATGGAAAACATTTAATTGTTGGGGGTCTAAATGCTGATGTTTATGTTAGTAATAACTCAGGAGCTAATTGGACTAAAAGAACAATGTCAGAAAACGTGTATGGGTTATCAGTAAACGTATCGTCTTCTGGGAGATATATGGTAGTTGTATCTACTGTTACAAATGGAAGATTTTTTTATTCTAAAGATTTTGGAGCAACATGGGCATCCAAAACAATAAGCTCTTCAACTACTCAATTTAGATGTATAGCAATTGAAGAACAAACAAGTTAAATATGAATTACGCTAAGATAGTAAATAATAATTTAGAATATTTTGTTCAGCCAAATTGGATATTAGGAGATGCGTCTCAATACGCAATTGAAGGCGGGTATAAAGAAGTCGTACAAAATACAAATATTCCAGAAATTCCAACTAATGAAAAGTTAGTTATTACTTGGGAGGAATTTAGCACTTATATAACACAATCTTATCAAACAATAGTAAAAACTCCAGAGGAGTTAGAAGAAGAGAGAATAGCGGCAATACCGTTAGAAATTTCAAAAAGACAACTTAATCTTGCTTTATTTGCCCAACTTAATATAGAAAGTACGCAAATAGAAAATATGATTCAGCAAATAACTGATGAATATCAAAGAAAGATAACTGAAATAGAGTGGAGAGATGGCGCTTTTGTAGCAAGAACACACCCAGTAGTTAATTCATTTGCGGAACAACTTGGGCTAACACAAAGACAACTAGACGATTTGTTTACATACGCAAAAACATTATAATAATAACAAAAAATTATGATGTTTTTTTGAACCTTTTTCTTTTAAATTTGTTTATAAATTGTATTTCATATTTATAAATAAATGATAAACAATTTAACAAAAATAGCTTTAGAAAAGGGCGGAGACATAACTCCTTTGCTAGTTAATTCTCAGTATAAAACAGGATTATTAAACCCGTCTATTTTCTTACATAAGGATAATTTTTACTTAAATATAAGGCATGTGCAGTATTCACTTTACCACAGTGAAAACAAGCAGAACTTTCAAAGTAGATGGGGTCCATTGTCTTATTTACACCCAGAAAACGATCAAACATTAACTACAGTAAATTACTTCGGGGAAATAAATAAAGAAGAAATATCTGTGTCTAAAGTAGACACATCTTTGTTAGATGTAAAACCTTTATGGGAATTTGTTGGATTAGAAGATGCTAGGGTTGTTGTTTGGAATGATGATATTTGGATGTGCGGAGTTAGGCGAGACACAACAACAAATGGGCAGGGAAGAATGGAAATGTCAAAAGTTATAAAAGACGTAGACCATTATAAAGAGGTTGAAAGATATAGGTTAGATACTCCAAATAGCGGAGATTCTTATTGTGAGAAAAATTGGGTGCCTTTAAATGATAAGCCGTTCCATTTTTTAAAATGGTCTAATCCAATAGAAATAGTTAAAGTAGATTTGTCTACTAAAATGGAAAACGGTTTTTTCAAATGCGACCAAGTATTTCTTTCTGATAAAAAATATAATTTTCAGAGAGATTTAAGAGGAGGGTCTAATATAGTAAAATGGGGTCAAGGGTATTTAACAGTATCCCATGAAGTTTCGCTTTTTAAAAGTGAGTTAGGAAATAAAGACGCTTTTTACTATCATAGATTTCTATACTTAAATAAAGATTTTGAAGTTGAAAAATGTAGTGATTATTTCAACTTTATGACAGGACATATAGAATTTGCAACAGGGTTATCATTAATTGATAACGACAACGAAAAATTAGGGATAAAAAAAGGAGAAGTCTACATAACATTTGGTTTTCAGGATAATTCAGCATTTTTACTAAAAACTAATAATGATTTTGTAGATGGTTTATTAAATAATCTACAAGAATGGGGAATAGAAGAAACTACAAAATAATTGATTGTTTTCCTTACTTTGATGAAACTGGGAAAGAGTTATTAGAGTTAAGGATAAATATGTTAAAAAACCACGTTGATTACTTTATAATCACTGAATCTAATAAGACTCAAAGTGGCTTACCTATAAAAAGAAAACTTAGAGACAGGATAAAAGAACTATACCTGCCGGATGAAAAAATTATTGTTATTGAATTAGATATACCCGATGATAAAGATTTAGATATACAAGATATTGATAGTCTTAATTCATACGAAGGGAACTATACTAACAATAAGTCAGTAATGGCTAGAACTAGGGAGAGGATGCAAAAAGATGCCATAGTTGGTATTTTAAAATCTTTTTCTTACGATGATGTTTTTATAGTTAGCGATTCCGATGAGATAATAAAACCAGATATAATTTCTTTTTACGCAGAAGAAGTAAAAAAGTATCCTGAATTTATTATAAAATTTCCGCTTGTTCATTTAGAAGGACGGGCTGATTTAAGAGTTGTAAGTAAAGAGACTAAAGAACCTAAATGGTGGGATAGTTTATTTATGTGTACAAGATCTCAATTAGAGGCGGCTACCCCAACTCAAATACGATCAAACATAAATCATCCATTTGTTTTAACTAATTATTACCATAACGGTAATATTTGTTTAGACTTAGGGTGGCATTTTTCATGGATGGGGGATTATAATAAAAGAAGAATAAAAGCTGCGTCATTCACACATTTTGATGACACTCTCTCTTTTTTAGAGAAGTCCAAATATTCAAATTCTTTTGATGTTCTTTTAAAGACCCCAGAGGAAGGAGAGATACCACCAAGTGGAGATAAAAATTTTATTTTAGAGAAATACGACATAAGTAATTTACCACATGAGTTATTTTCTTTAAGTAGTGTTGAGAATTACTTGCTACCAAAAAGTAAAGAGTTATTTTCAGAAGAGTACAAAAAACTTTGTGATACTAGTTCAGATATAAATGAGCATTTACCCACTCTTTACAATTTAGCAAAAGAGTGCGGGCATGTAACTGAGATGGGTGTTAGGGATGGTAAAAGCACAACTGCATTTCTTCATTCTGGCGTATCTTTAAGATCTTACGATCTATATATAGATAAGTCAGTATCACCTTTATTTGTAATAGCAAAGTCAAACGGAAAGGACGTGCAGTATATAAAGGGGGACTCTACAGAGGTAGATATAGAGGAGACAGATATGCTTTTTATAGATACTTGGCACTGTTATCCACAAATTAAAAAAGAATTAGAAAGACATCATAATAAAGTTAGTAAGTATTTAGTATTCCACGATACACATACTTATGGAGTTATTGGGGAAAGATATAGCGGAAGTAAAGAAGATATACTTACAGATGTTATAGATAACCCTTTGGGTATATTGCCTGGGATAATAGAATTTACTATAGAGAATAAAGAATGGTCATTCTATAAACACTATACAAATAACAATGGCCTAACAGTATTAAAAAGAAATAGCATATGATTCCTATAATAGGAACTGCTGTTGTAAACACTCCTTATTGGGTGTATAGGTTAATAAAATCAATTGACTACCCGGTAGATAAGTTTATTATAATAAATAATAATGGGAGGGGTCAAATAGATGAAGAGTTAAATAATATAACATTAATTAAAAACGACTTTATCAACGAAATAAAAGTTTGCCATATGCCAGGTAATATAGGTTGCTCAGGCGCATGGAACTTAATAATAAAGTCTACTATGATGTCAGGATCCTGGTTAATAGTAAACCACGATGTAGAATTTTCCAAAGGGTTATTAGAGAATATGTATGAAAAATCAAAAGAAAATTTTGGTGTGATTCATGCAGAATCTAATGAGGATGGGTTTGGAAAATGGGATTTATTTTTGATAAAAGATTGGGTAGTGGAAATGTGTGGGTTATTTGATGAAAATTTATATCCCGCATACACTGAAGATTTTGACTACATAATGAGATTGATAAATCTAAATATTCCATGCGCAACTTTAGGGATTAACTACAAGCATGGATTTTCATCTTACGAGCAATCTGGGTCTCAAACATGGAGATCTGATGAGTCTCTTAAAGATAAACTACACAACTGTTCTTATTTGAATTCAGTTGAATATATGGACAAAAAATGGGGGGAATTATGGAGGGGATATTTACCTACAAAAACTCCTTTTCAAAATGAAAGTTTATATCAATCATATACAACTTATGATTTAAGTTTTGTAAGAAAAAAGAATTTGGGGTTTTAAAAAAAGTTTAAATGAATAAGTCATTAAAAGATAGGTTAGTAGAATTTGTACAAAATCCTTATGACCTAATGGCCAATTTTAATTTAGGTTTGGAGTACGAAAAAGAAAATCAACTTGCCTCCGGACTATCGCATTATTTAAGAGCGGCAGAATTTGGAGTTGATCAAGATATATATAATAAAAAGAATCTAATATCAGAGTCATTACTAAGGGCGGCAGAGTGTCTTAATAAACTTGGCGGAAGGCATTTTTCAACGAAATCTTGTATAATGCATGCAATTTCAAACCAGCCAAATATAGCACAGTCTTATTTATTACTCAGCAAAGTATATGAGCAAACAAGAGAGTGGAACGAGTGTAATTATGTTTGCAACATAGGTCTGGCAATGATGCATAATTTTTCACCTCTTATGTATGACAATAAAACTGAGGATGATATATCAAATGAATTTCTATTCCAAAAAGCAGTCTCTAACTATCACATAGGAAGAACGCAACTAGCCAAAAAAGAATTTCTTGAGTTAACTGAAAAGAAGGGTGTTCAATCTTGGATTAAAGATGCTTCCATAAGAAGTTTGAAAGCTATAAGACCAAAATAAAAAATGAAAACATTACTACTATTATTTTTCTCTTTAAATTTATATTCGCAAATACCGCAAATACCCCAAGACAAACTTCTGCATTTTAGTGCAGGATATATTGTGTCTACAGGAGTTACAGCCTTTGCCGATAAGAAAGGGTATAAAAATCCTGAACTATACGGATTGTTTGCAGGATTTGCTGCTGGTATAATAAAAGAATTGATAGACACAAACCCAGATCCGATGGACGCTTATTTTACAATGTGGGGTTCGTCTGTTGGTTGCGCGATTATAACAATACCTATAAATAATAAAAAAATTAAATATTAAATTTATGTCAAAAATCAATGAGTTAAAGGTAGAAGCCGCAAATCTTTTTTATTTAAGAGAACAATTAAATGCTAACTTAGCAGATGTTAATGTAAAACTTCAAGGTATTACAAATCTTATAAGTAAAGAAGAAGAAAAAGAAATGGAAGCTAAAAAAGAAAATGAGCCAGTTAAAAAAGTAAGTAAAGAAAGTTCTGAAAAATCAATAGAACCAAATACTTAATAAAATACAAGTATGTTAACTACTTCTGAAAAACAAGAATTACAAAAAAAATTCAGCTACATAAATTCAAAACTGTGTAATATAAGCACTGAGTTGGATTCTAAAGCTGATTTAGTAAATGGTGTTGTACCTGAAGAACAACTTCCATTTACTGCCGGTACTTCTATTGAAGTAGTTAGTACGTATTCAAATTTACCCGCAGCAAATACTGCAAATGGGGAATTCTATTGGGTAGAGAATTCACAAGGAACTGCTTGGTTACCAGGGTCTGTAGGAGGAACATATTACTCAAATGGATTATATTACTCAAATGGGGTAAACTGGATTTATACAGATATACCTTACAACGCTAGTCAAGCTGAAGTAGATGCCGGATTAAATAATAATAGGTTTATAACACCTATGACGTTTAATAACGCATCTAAGTGGGCAACAAAACAAGATACAGTATCCCTCACCACCACAGGAACTAGCGGAGCGGCTACGTTAGTAGGTAGCACGTTGAACATCCCGCAGTATCAGAGTGTGTTAACCAACCCGGTAACGGGGACGGGGACGGCGGGGCAGGTGGCGTATTGGAGCGGAACGGGAACACAGACGGGGAGTGCTAATTTGTTTTGGGATGCGGCGAATAGTAGGCTGGGGGTGGGGACGAGTACGCCTCTAAACACGTATACACAATCACAGTTGCAAGGTGTTTTTGCGCGTTATGAAATAAGAAATTCAAACGCAAATCAAAATATAGCATCTTGGGATGTTTATTCTAACACGCTTGTTAGTCCTGATTTTTTTGGTAGAACTGCGTTTAAATTTGAAGGCGGCATAAATAATGCATCACGACAATATCAGATTTATGTATCCGATACATCAACGCCAAAAATTGCAATTAATGGCTCTGGAAATGTAATGATTAACTCAATTGTAGATGCTGGCCAACGTCTACAAGTATACGGCCCAACACTTCTTCGCGGCTCAGGCACTACCTCCGCTACTACTGCGCTACTTGTGCAGAATAGTACGCCGAGTGAGTTGTTAAGAATATATGACGAC